GAAGGAAGTTCGAAATATTCGCAACGATAGAAGTGCAAGAAGAGGTGCATCATGCCGATAGTCAGGCTTTGATCTTCGAGGCGGAAAAGGTATTGACACCGAAGTCGTTTGTGTTGTTTATGGACAACACAAGAGACTGGCTTTTTCCGGACACAAAGATCCAGGAAAAGCTTCGGAAAGTCGGGCTGAAATGCAAAGACCCTTCCTGGGCTCGGGAGGACTTTTTGCTGGCCTATGACAAGATCGTAAGGAGTGAGTGGAAGTGACGCTAACCGGGCCCCAGATCCTCCGCGCTGTGGAACAGTACGGCTCCGAGCGCGCTGCTGCTCGCGCTCTCGGCATTCCGCGCACGACCTTCCAGGAGGCGCATTGGAAAGCGAAGGACGAGAAGTTCGCCGCGCCGACGTTCGTCTCCCGCGACAAGATGAAGGCACGCAAGCTCCCGAAGAGGGGCAAGGGCGTGACCCGCTACATCCTCACCTCGGTCCAGGATGCGACTGAGGTCCACGAAGCGTTTCTCGACAACCTGGAGACGTTCGCGAAGATCATGAACGCGACTATTCTGGTCGCCGGGTTCACCTATAACAAGTCGCTCTTCGACCCGTCTGCAAAGCGCAAGGCGGTATTCCACGAGCGCGTCGCCCCGTACCTCACCAACGAGCGCGTCCAACTCTGCAAGAACTTCGTGTTCTGCGGCGAGGTCAACATCAGCCCGACGGCGGTCAACCCGATCGCCGGGTTCGAAACCTACACGCGCGGCGCCTGGGGTGCGTTCCCGCACCCGCGCATCTGCGCGCGCTCGGTGCCGACGATGTTCCACGAGCCTGCGAAGATGGTGTTCACGACCGGCACCGTCTCGAAGACGAACTACGTCCCGCGCGCTGCTGGCTTCAAGGCTGAGTTCCACCACGTCATCGGCGCGCTCATCGTCGAGATCACGCCCGACGACGAAGTGTTCGTCCGCCAGATCATCGCCGAGGACGACGGCAGCTTCCAGGATCTCGATCTCCGCATCACCGGCAAGGGTGGTGTGGTCGAGCCGGCGCGCGTCGAAGCGATCACGTGGGGCGACATCCACCTGGAGCAGATCGACGAGGAGGTCTTCAAGGGCGCATGGGGTCGCGGCGGAATGCTCGACACGCTCATGCCGAACTACCAGTTCCTCCATGACGTACTCGACTTCAAGGCGCGCAATCACCACAACGCTCGTGATCCGCATCACGCGTTCGCACAGTTCTGGAACCTGGAGGACGGTGTCGCTGAGACGATCGAGAAGTGCGCCGCGTTCCTCGACAGCACGTCGCGGGACTGGTGCCAGAGCGTAGTCGTCGAGAGCAATCACGACCTCATGCTCAAGCGTTGGCTGAAAGAGGCTGACTACCGGACTGACCCTGCGAACGCGGTGATCTTCCTCGAACTCCAGCGCTCCATGTATCAGGCGATCATGGACGGACGGAAGGCGTTCTCACCGTTCGAGTACGCGTGTCGTCAGGTGCTCCCGCTCACGCACATCATCTTCCTCGACGAGAGCGACAGCTTCCGCATCTGCGGAGACATCGAGAACGGACTGCACGGACATCGTGGCGCGAACGGCGCCAAGGGCTCGCTGCTGACGTTCTCGAAGATGGGCCCGAAGGTCAACGTCGCACACACGCACAGTGCTGGCATCTACGAAGGTGCGTACTGCGCGGGCACGTCGTCGAAACTCGACATGGGTTACAATCGCGGCGGCCTTTCGTCGTGGTCGCACACCCACATCGTCACCTACCCGTCCGGCAAGCGCACCCTCGTCACGATGGTGGACGGCTGCTGGCACGCGAACGACTACGTCAGAAAGTTCAAGTCATGAGTGAGACCCTTCTGTACGACGTGGAGACCGACGGTCTCCTGCCGAAGATGACTCGCATCCACTGTCTCGTGGTTTACAATCCCGAGACCAAGGAGACGACCGTCTACCGACACAATGACACGGAGAACACCATCGAGGACGGTGTGCGCCGACTCATGGCTGCGAGCGTGATCGGAGGTCACAATATTTTGAGATTCGACGAGCTGGCAATCAAGAAGGTGTATCCATGGTACGCACCGACCGGGCGTCTAGTAGACACCCTAGTTCTTGTCCGTGTGCTCCATGCCAACATCAAGGAGCGCGACTTCGCACTCAACCGGAGGGGCATCCTTCCTGGTCAGTTGATCGGCTCACACTCGCTGGACTCTTGGGGTTATCGCCTCGGTCTCTCGAAAGGCGACTACTCGAAGAAGATGGTCGCACAGGGTCTTGATCCGTGGGCGAAGTGGAACGAGTCTATGGAGGAATACTGCGTCCGCGACGTCGAGATCACGGCCATTCTGTGGGCCGGGCTGATGAAGGATCTGGAGAAGTGGTCGGGCTGGGACCCGACCATGGAACAGGACATCCACGATCTTCTCGGGTACTGTGAAAGGCAGGGATTCCCTTTCGACCGGGCGGCGGCCCTAAAACTGCGCGACCGTCTCGAAGCCGAGTTCACTCGCCTCGTTGGTGAGGTGAAGCGGCGCTACGGGTTCTGGTACGCTCCAGAGAAGAAGAAGATCATCCGCAGCCCGTGGGCCGGTGCGCCCAAGCCGGAGAAGCCCAAACCGTACGGCGTCCCCAACACCGAGTGGGGCGAGGACGACTCTCGCGCCGTGTGGGCCGAGATGACGTTCCCGAAGCGCTCGCGCAAGTCTGCGAAGCTCGGTGATCTCACCGAGGGCGCACCGTTTTGTAAGATCGTGCGGAAGGACTTCAATCCCGCATCACGCGCGCACATCATCGATCGCTTCACGCTGATCCACCAGTGGACGCCTGAGGATTTCACGGAGACAGGCCAGCCGTCTGTCGACGACGCGGTTCTTCGCAAACTCACTGATCGCATCCCGGAAGCGGGGCTGCTGGCGGACATCTTGTTCCACCAGAAGATCCTCGGACAGCTCTCGAACGGCGCGGGCTCGTGGCTCAACACCGTCGAGGCCGATGGTCGCTCGCACTGCTACTATAACACTGGAGGCACGGTCACCGGGCGCTGCTCGCACATTGGTCCGAACCTCGGTCAGGTTCCGTCCGTGATGGTCGAGAAGATCAACGGCGTCAAAACCGTGATGAAGGGTCGCGAAGGTGAGTACGGCTTCGAGTGCCGTTCGCTCTTCTATGTCCCGCCGCCGTGGAAGCAAGTCGGCGTCGACTTGTCTGGTCTCGAGTTCCGCTGTCTCGCTGAACAGTGCGTGCCGTACGACAACGGCGCGCTGATCGACGTCGTGCTCAACGGTGACATTCACGCCATCAACATGGCGGCGACTGGCATCACGAACCGCGAAATCATCAAGCGCGTGATCTACGGCATGCTCTACGGCGCCGGGGATCTCAAGCTCGGTATCATCGTACAGCCGTTCTGGTCCGAGGATCGTCAGCGCGCGCTCGGTAAGCAGATCCGCGATCAGCTCATGAAGGGGCTGCCCGCGCTCGCGAAGGCGATTGCTGCGGTCCGCAGGCAGGCTGCGACGGGACATCTGATCGGTCTCGACGGACGTCCGCTGTTCGTGCGCTCGGAGCACGCGGCCTTCAACATGCGTCTCCAATCGGACGGCGCAATGATCTCGAAGAAGTGGGTGCTGCTCATTGAGCAGTACCTCCTTCAGCACGGACTTAATCACGGCTGGGACGGAGACTTTGTGCTGCTCGCGTTCGTGCATGACGAGGTCCAGCTCGCCTGCAAGCCTGAGTACGTTGATCTCGTGAAGGTGGAAGCAGTGCGCGCCGCGCGCGACGCGGGCACTTACTTCAACTTCCGCTGCCCGATCGACGCCGAGGCGAAGGTCGGACAGAATTGGGCGGAGTGTCACTAAATGAAAACACTCACTCACGAGCAGGCTGTTGCTTTGTTCCACTACAATCAGGAGACGGGAGAGGTGTTCTCCCGTCGGCTTGGGCGTCGTATTGGATATCCTATTGAGAACGGCAGATATCGGATAATCCACACCGTTGATATGCCCCGGCGTGAGTATGAGCACAGGCTTGTCTGGTTCTTGATGACCGGGCGCTGGCCTGTCGAAATCGATCACGTCAACGGCGATCCGTGTGACAACCGCTGGTGTAATCTACGCGAAGCATCCAGACGAGAGAACGCCCGCAATCGTGGAAAGCAGCGGAACAACCCGCACGGCTACAAAGGCGTCACCGTCCGCACAGACTGCCCTTCCAAGCCCTTCTGTGCGGCCATAAACGTCGGTGGAAAGCGGAAGCATCTGGGATACTTCTCCACCGCCGAAGAGGCGCATCAGGCTTATTGGGAAGCCGCACAGAAGTACCACGGTGATTTTGCTCGAAAGTAGCGTTACCCTCATTGACATAGGTCCTAATTTGCGTCATTAAGGATGACGAAAGGAATTCAGCCGTGCATCTCGACCTCGACAAAGTCTTCAACGATTACATCGCCTCGAAGCAGAAGGTGTGGAAACACGATCGTTCCACAACTCTCGGCGCCTCTGAGGCTTTCCGGTGCAATCGTTGGAATTGGTTCGATAAGATCGGCCGCAAGAAAGGCTTCAAACCCGATGAGGAAGAGCAGAATTGGGGCGCAATGGAGCGCGGCAATCTCCTGGAGGATCACTTTGTGGCTCCTGCCATGGAGGGATACCTTCCTGAGCCTCTGGACCTGCTCTTTGCCGGGCAGAGCAATCAGCGAACTCTTGTGGATGGGCGTAATAGCTCGACACCTGACGGCCTCATCGTGGGAATTCCTGAGGGTCCGCTCACGATCACGGCAAAGAACGTCACGATCGAGATCCCTTACGTACGCGCAGGATGCATCGGTCTGGAGATCAAATCGATCGATCCGCGAGCTGGTCTAGCTACGGAGAAGGTGAAGCATCGCGGGCAGGCCCAAATCGGAATGGGCATCATTCGCGAGACGACGGAGTATAAGCCGGACCATTGGCTCATTCTCTACATCGACGCCAGCTTCATCAACAACATCACGCCGTTCGTGATCGACTACGATCCCGAGGTGTACGCGTCCGCCAAGGCCCGCGCCGATCAGGTGTGGTCTGCGGAGGACCCGTTGGAGCTGTTTCCTGAGGGAAAGCTCTCTGGAGACTGCGATCACTGCACGTTCAAGACGGCGTGCGGCGAGGCCGTGCTCTCCGAGTACGCGTCGGCGCGCAAGAATGCGGAAGTCGACCCCGCTGTCGTCAACGCGTTCCAGCCGAAAGTGCTCCGTTTCCTCGATCTGAAAGAGCAGATCGCGGCACTGGAGCGCGAACAGAAGACATTGAAAGAGGAAATTCAAGCCGAGCTTCTTGAGAACAAGAGGACCGGAGTGAAGACGGGATCGTGGCGAGTGACCCTCGCCAAGATGCCAGGAAAGGAGTCGATCGACCGAAGGGCTCTCGAAGCCAGCGGCATCGACATTTCGCAGTACCTCAAACGAGGTCAGGACTACACCCAACTCACAATCGCAAGGAAAGACGAAAGCTAACACCATGTCACAGGATCTTGTTTCTCAGGCAGCAGCGGGTGGGCTGGGCGCGCTGATGGACCCTCTCAACAACCCGTTCCTCGCTCACGCCGAGGAGCTGGGTGTGAAGGGTGGTGCCTACCTCCGCCACAACGGCAACAGCGGTCAGTGGACTACTGTCGGTCAGACCCCGGTCGACGACGGTTCGCTGTGGGCGTTCAACCTGCTCCACGCCGAGCGTGGCTACCAGGGCTGGGGCGACGGCAAGCTCATCGACGAGGTCTGGGTCTCGATCATGTCTCGGCAGCCGTTGCCGGACGTGTCGCAGCTCCAGGTCATCCAGAAGAAGAAGGAGAGCGACGGCTGGCGTCTGTCGGTGAAGGTGCCGGTGCGTTCGGTCGACGGCGGCCCGCAGTGCGATATGGTGATGAAGGCTGACACGGCCTACCGTCCCATCAACCGTCTCCTGAAGGAGTTCGGTCAGCAGGTCGCGCTCAACATCGATCCCAAGACCAAGCGTCCCAAGATCCCGATCGTCGAGATCGGCTCCGAGGGCTTCGAGGTCAAGGGTGTAGGCACGAAGCACGCGCCGACGTTCAAGATCGTCGAGTGGCGTACGGAGGAGGAGCTGGCAGAGCTGGCGGAGAATACCGAGCCCGCTGGTGAGGAGCCCGCTCCGGCGGCTCCCGCCACGCCTCCGGCGAACGCGCCGCTGCCGCCGACGCAGCGCACGGTCGGTAAGCGTCTCTGATGGCGCGCACGAAGGCCATGGCGAGCGGGGACGCGTCTGTCCCCGCCGCCTACCCCGATGACAACCCAAAGACCGTCCTGGGGCTCCAGAAGCCCGGCATCGGGGCCGTGCCACCTATCGCCATCCTTCAGCTTGGCCTCGCCATGGCGGACGGCAAGCGGAAGTACGGACTGACCAACTGGCGAGAGAAGACTGTCTCCGCGAGCGTGTACTACGAAGCCATGTTCCGACACATGGCCGCGTGGTACGACGGCGAGGACATCGCCGAGGACAGTCTCGTCCATCACCTCGGACACGTGATGGCGTGCTGCGCCATCCTGCTTGACGCGGCTTCGCTCGGCAAACACAACGATGATCGTCCGTCAGTTCCCGGAATGACGTCACAGTTTGTCAAAGATTACGTGGAAGCACGTAAGAAGTGACAGACTGTTAACGACAATCACTACGCGCGGTTGATCGCTGTTCTCCGCCCCACCTAGAGTTGCCTGACGTCAAGTGTGGGAGACACTTATGCCTCGCCTGTGTTTGATCATCGAAGACAATGAAGACGGCGGCATCGGAATGCATATCGAGGACCCGCCCAAACTCGAAACCGCTCAAGATCTCAGCCCGGCTATTTTGCTGGCATTGGGAATTCTCGTCGGTTTCGAGAAGGATGGTCTGAAAGATTTGGCCGTGGAAGTCACCGAATTCTTGAATTGACTTTCTCGGTCATTTTCGATAACTTCGTTAACCTTGAATTAACGAACAGTTATCGGAGATCACTGAAGTGACGGTCACCCCTTCCGTCCGCGCTGCCATCGTGGAAGCCCGGACCTATCTGCGCCCTCTCAATCCCGAAGGCACCATGTTCGAGACGGTCGGCCAAGCTGCCGACCGGATTATCGACCATCAGCGCTGGCTGTGGATGCGCGCCAAAGCAGGCATGGAGTTCACCGGCTCGGGCGAGCGGAAGGACTGGCTGCTCGCCTCCCTGTCTCCGTCTGAGGAAGCGGAGCTTCAGGAACTGAAGCAGCTCTTCCTCGATCGCAAGGTGACCGTCGCTGGCCGCACCCGCTGGCTCGGTGGGACGCCGATCGCCAAGACGCGCGAGTCGTCCAACTTCAACTGCTCGTTCCTGGAGGTCCGCACCGTTCACGACGTCGTGGACGCGTTGTGGCTGTTGCTCCAGGGCTGCGGTGTGGGCTTCCGCCCGATGCCGGGCAGTCTCAACGGCTTCCGCCGCCCCATCAAGAATGTCGAGGTGATCCGCACGAAGCGCGGTCCGCAGGACCGTGGGCGTGAGGACAACGTCGAGACCTACGACGCCAAGACGGGTGTGTGGACGATCAGCGTCGGCGACAGCGCGCAGGCGTGGGCCAAATCTATCCGGAAGCTGCTCGCTGGCAAGCACCCGGCGAAGAAGCTCGTGCTCGATTTCTCCGAGATCCGTGGCGCGGGCGGACGTCTGCGTTCGTACGGCTGGATCTCGTCCGGTGACGAGCAGATCGCGAAGGCGTACGTCGCCATCGCGAAGCTGCTGTCGGATCGTTCCGGTCAGCTCCTCACCGCGATCGACATTCTCGACATCCTCAACTGGCTCGGGACGATCCTGTCCTCGCGTCGGTCGGCGGAGATCGCCGTGCTCCCGTACGGCGATCCGGAGTGGCGCGCATTCGCGACAGCAAAAAAGGACCATTTCGCTGACAACCCGCAGCGAGCGCAGTCGAACAACTCCTTGATGTTCATGTCGCGTCCGACGCGCGCGGACCTGGAGGAGGTGTTCTCGCTGATGCTGGACGCGGGCGGCAGCGAGCCGGGCTTCATCAACGCGGCTGCGGCGAAGAAGCGCGCGCCGTGGTTCTCTGGCATCAACCCGTGCGCAGAGATCCTGCTGGGAGACAAGAGCTTCTGCAATCTCGTCGAGACCGCGCTGCACCGCTTCAATGGTGACTGGGCGGGCCTCATGCACGCGCACTGGCTTGTGGCTCGCGCCAACTACCGTCAGACGTGCGTCGACCTTCGCGACGACGTGCTGCAGGAAGCTTGGCACCAGCTCAACAACTATCTGCGTCTGTGCGGTGTCGGCGTGACCGGTGTTGTCGCGTGGGACCACGCCAACGATCCGACAGCGTGGGAGCAGCTTCATCTCTGCGCCACCAACGGTGCGCAGGGCATGGCAATCCAGCTCGGCATGCAGCCGCCCGCTGCGGTCACCACGATCAAGCCGTCCGGGACGCAGTCGAAGACGATGGGCATCGAAGGCCTGGAGTGCCCCGAGGGCGTTCACAAGCCGCTCGGGCGCTACATCTTCAACCGCATCCGCTTCAACGTTCACGACCCGCTGGTCGCGAAGCTTGGCGCTGCGGGCTACCAGATCGAAGAGGACCCGTACGACGAGACCGGCTGTCTCATCGTCATGCCCGTCGAGTTCCACGGCATCGACTTCGAAAAGGTCGAGATCGGCGGCGAGATCGTGGAGGTGAACCAGGAGCCCGCCATCGCGCAGCTCGAACGCTACAAGCTGACGATGCAGGACTACGTCGATCACAACACGTCGATCACGGTCTCCTACTCTCCGGAGGAGGTGCCCGCGATCATCGACTGGCTGCTCGACAATTGGGACGTCTACGTCGGTGTGTCGTTCATCTACCGGACGGACCCGACCAAGACGGCGGCGGATCTCGGGTACCCGTATCTTCCGCAGACGGTCGTGTCTGAGAGCACGTTCCGGAGCTACGTCGAGAAGCTGAAGCCCGTCGACCTGACTGGCCTCGCTTCGACCACGATGGTCGACGCCGAGGAGTGCCAGAGCGGCGTGTGCCCTGTTCGTTAACTTTTAATGTGATCTAGGTTGACACGCGTTACGGAAGCCTGTACCACTGTGTCATCCTAGATCACTCTCTCAGGGACCCATCACCATGGATGCGCTTCTCGCTGTCGTCGTCGTGCTCGGCGTCGCTGCCATCATCGTCTACAAGGTCCGCCCCGATCTCGTGGACAAGGCCAAGAAGAAGCTCTTCGGGGGCGAGTGATGCCCCTGACCCTTTTCACCCTGGAGCCCGGCGGAAAAGCTCCCGCCCGGGCCTACAAGGGTGATGCCGGGACGGACGTGTTTGCCCGTCTCGAATATCCCGACCGACCCATCAAGTTGTTCCCTGGTCAGCGCGTGCTGGTCAAGGTCGGCTTTCGGATGGCGGTGGAGTACGGATACTACGCACGCGTAGCACCGCGCTCCGGCCTCGCGCTCGGCGACGGGATTGACGTCCTGGCAGGCGTCATCGACCCGGGGTATCGCGGCGAAGTCGCGGTCCTGTTGATCAACCACGGACGCGGGCCGTTCGAGATCAAGCATCACGACAAGATCGAGCAAATCATCATCGAGAAGATCTCCGAGGACGACTGGGTGCAGTCGAACGGCCTTCCCGACGATGATCGCGGCGAGAACGGCTACGGATCGACAGGTCGATGAAGATCACGCGTCACTGGCTCGACGACGTCGAGAAGGTCCCGACCAAGAAAATGGGCGGGGTCATCACGCCCGACACCATCGTCATGCACTACACCGCTGGGTGGTCGACGAAGGGTGACGTCGACACTCTGTCGACATCGGACCGTCAGGCATCCGCACATGTCGTCCTTGGGCGCGACGGCGAGCTGGTCCAGATTGTGCCCTTCAATCGCAAGGCATGGCACGCTGGTCCATCGCGCCACAACGGGCAGGCGGACGTCAACAATCGTTCCATCGGCATCGAGATCAGCAACGCCGGTTGGATCAAGCAGCTCACGAACGGCTTCTTCCAGGACCAGTACGGTCAGACGATTGCGCCCGACGGGCAGTTCGTCGGACAGCGGCGCACGACCAAGTCACCGCCGCACGAGTGGCACGAGGAGTATCACGATCGTCTCGCGCACGGCACCTATCGCTGGGAGCCGTTCTACGATCTCCAATTGATCAATCTTGATGAGCTGGTGCCGCTGCTGATCAAGACGTACGACATCAAGTACATCGTCTCCCATGAGGAGATCGATACGCGTGGGTGGAAGACGGACCCTGGTCCGATGTTCCCCATGCGCCGCTACACGAAGCTGCTCGACGATCGCGCCGTCAACAAGCCCGAAGAGCTTCGCGTGACGGCCGACGAACTCAATGTTCGCAGCGATCCGCACGTCAAGGCCAACGTCCTGACGACCATCCCACAGGACACGACGCTCACCGTTCTCGGGCGCGCCGGACAGTGGGCGCACGTCGAGCTGGGATCTGGTGTGCAGGGTTGGGTCAACACCTACTACACGGAGATGATCTGATGGCGTGGCTTGTCACTCTCTGGAAGGGCCTCAACGTTGCGAGCTGGTTCTCGGGCGTGCGGCTCTACCTCTTGATCGGCGCCAGCGCGGCGCTCACCGCCGTCTACTGGAACGTCCGCTCGTTCATCAACGAGTACGATCGGCGTGGAACCGAGATCGCGTCGCTGAAGACGGACAAGACGAAGCTTCAAGCGCAGCTCCGCGTGGCGGAGTCGCAGAAGCGTCTCGACAACGCAGCGCTTGAAGCCGCCAGCACGCGCATCGTTGCGCTCTGGGATGACATCGACCGCACGTGTCGAGTCCTCGGCGAGATCCGCGCCGACAAGACACCGGGCGCCAACGATCCTGTGGGGGCCCCGATCGACCGCGTCCTCGAAGAGCTGGAGAAGCTGGAGAATAAGAAGTGAGCAACGTCCTCAACACCGGTCACGGACATGTCTGGCCGCGCCCAGACGGCTATCGCGCGCGGTGCGGAGGGCCACGCATGTGTGCAGAGTGCGCCTCTGATTTAGCGAGAAACGAGGCCGCGAAGCATTTCGGCGCGTTCCCGTTGGATGCGAAGCGCCCTTTCTTGGTCGGCGACCGCGTCAAGAAAAAGACCGGCTACGGCTTCCCCGGTGTCGTCGTGGCGGTCTTCAACAACCTCAAGGGCGACGAACGTCTCGTCGTCGAGTGCATCGTTCCCGGAGTCTTGGGCATGTTGCACATCTTCAATCCCGAGCAGATGGAACTCGACTATGACCCGCGCCTTCCGGCTTCGCAGTCTGTCCCTCCTGGCACTAGCCCCGCTGCTGATGGCCCAGGACGCGGGGTGTAGCAATCAGCCGCTACCGACCGTCGCGCAGATCGAGCTGAACCTCCCGGCCTACATGCGGACGTGTCCGTACGCGCCGAAGTCCCCGGGGAAGAAGGCGATCCGCGCCCAGACGGCGGAGTACATCGCCAAACTCTACAACGCCTGGGACGTCTGCCACGGTAACGTGAAGGACATCGACCGTCTGTACAAGAAGTATCTCGCGGAAGTCGCCAATCTGAAGGGGATGGCAAAATGAGTTCATTCAGTCAGGAACGTACGCTCAAGACTATGGAGGCCTTGTGTAAGGACTCCCACGTCATGCTGCTCAACGCGGTGACGAGCAACGGCCAGAAGATGGACGGCAAGTTCTTCTGCCTCACCATCCTCTCCGCGCACGACGGTCCCGCCGGTCAGGCGATCTTCGGCGAGTACAACAACATCAGCCGGAAGGAAGTCGCCAACCGGCTCCGCCTGATCGCCCGCATGATCGACACGAACTCGAAGATCGACGGAAGCACCTGACATGAAGACTGCGGGCTCCAGTCTTATCGCGGACATCAAGAACGCCGTGCAGACCATGGCGACGCTCGTGACGATCACGCGCGTCGACCGGACCACGTACCGCCTGACCAATCACGACCAGTCCATCACACTGAGTGGTCAGACGTACCGGCACGACATTCCGTTCAACCTCACTGCGATCAAGACGGGCTCGTCGCTCGGCGTCGACAACAACGAGATGACGCTGAAGTGTGATGGCACGGTCTTCAAGCTCAGTGACTTCGAAGGCGGCGTGTTCGACAAGTCCGTGGTGACGATCGGCTTGGTCGACTACGAGACGCCATCGAACGGCGTCGTCGCGCTGCGTCGTGGCTGGTTCGGTGAGATCCGCCGCAACAAGACCGGCAACGTCGAAATCGAGATCGTCGGCTTGATGAAGGTGCTCGACTTCGAAGTCGGGCGCATCTATTCACCGACATGTGACGCGGATCTCGGCGACCGCCGCTGCAAGGTCGCGATCAATCTCTCGCAGGCCTTCGACCCCGACAACATCTACAAGAACGGTGACTGGTTCTATCACCATTCGACGGCGGGGATGACTGAGGTCGCCCTGACCAACCCGGACTTCGAGGCAGACGGGCTGCGGTCGAGTTCTCAAGCGATCACCGGATGGACGCGGTCGGTCGACTCGTCGTGGAAGGTCGCGACGGTGTCAGACTCCCTCAATGCGTACGGAGACACCGGCTACTCCCTCTACGGTGGCGACAGCCTTCAGCCGACGCCGTACGAGGAATACCTCTACCAGGACATCGATCTCGCGACGGCGGGCATCAGTACCTCGGACATCGACGACGGACGCATCACGTGGGTGACCCACGTGAAGGCTGCGCAGACGTTCTACTTCGACGACCAGCCGCGCGTCGTCTGTGAAGTGATGAACGGGGCGGGAGACATCATCGATCTCCAGGATACCGGCTACGTCAACCTCTCGGACATCGACGACTGGCGTGGACTGTTCCTCGCCTTCCCGATCCTCGGGACGGCGCGAACGATCCGCCTCTATCTCTATTCACTGAAGCGCGACGGCGTGGTGGTCAACACCGCGTTCGATAATGTGCGCGCCTACTGGTACGACCACCTCTCAGGTAATCCGTACAACGACGTCATCCACAAGGTCGTCCGCGTTGTCCCCGAGGACGACACCTCGAACGAACAGCCCTTCACGAACGGCTCGTTCGAGACGGACGGCGCGATCTCCAACTCAGGCACCACCGCCATCACCGGCTGGGATCGGGGAAGCTCTGCTGACTACTGGAAAGTCGACACCATTCTCGACGGCATCGACGGTCCAGACCTGACCTACATGCTGATCGGCGGCAACGACGGCTCAGGCGTCCAGAAGACGTACCAGCTATCTCAGCAGAAGAACTTGGTCGATGACTTCGGCTTCACGACCGCGCAGTTGTCCAGTGGGCGGATGGTCGGGCGTCTCGCCGCGTCTCTGGTCTGGGGCGACACGGGCAGTGCGTCTCGCGTCATCGTGGAGATCCTCAACGCGTCTCTGTCTGTGGTGGCGACCTACATCATCCTCGACTGGACGACCCAGGCTGGCGCGCCGACCGAGGCCTTCCTGTCCGGTAAGTTCACGATCCCGTCGACCGGTCGCCACATCCGGACGACCCTCTACGCGCGGTCGCCGACCGGTTCCTCAGATGCCCGGGTGGGCTTCGATGCCCTCACCTATTTCTTCGTGGACGGCACACGCGCCGCTCGCTCCGATCTCGTCTCGGGACAGGCGGCGTCGAGCCCGCTGCCGGACAACACGATCGGCGCCACGACGTGGTGTGGCGAGCTGGTCATCAAGGCCTACGCATCACACATCCAATACGACGAGGTTGCTGCCGTCGTCAGTCGGAAGGAGTTCAACGGGCTGACGATCACCGGTTCGGACGGGACCTACGAGACGGCGGAGATCAAATGGATCACCGGCAACAACAAGGGTCATACGAACATCATCCGCGTCTGGAGTGACGCGACCAAGCAAATCAAGTTGTACTTCCCAACTGCGGCACCGATCCAGGTCGGCGATCGGTATCAGTATACCCGTTCTTGCCAGAAGCGGTTCGTCGAGGACTGCGTCAACATCTTCTCGAACGGGATCAACTTTCGGGGCTTCCCTTATCTGCCTGGGAAAATCACCTGATCCAAATCAGCGATCGTACTCCAATCTGTTGAAGCACCTTCTTCATATCGTGCGAGACGGTGGGCAAAAAACGCAGCAAAGTGCGTTCCGCTGACACATCTGAAGGACTTGATAATCGATACTCACCGATTGGAAACCAATTTACACTAGTCGTTTGTCTGTAAGCTGCTCACGTTTCTTGTCTTCACGCCCGTGAAGGCGTACCGTAGTTTTGTCAGAAGACAACACTCACGGAGAACACACAGTGAGCAAGCCTCGTTATTCGCGCGCACGTCGACAGATCCCCGAGCCTCCCGACGAGGAGAGCGCTGTGCAGCAGGCTCACGCCGAAAGCGGGTTCGGTGAGCGCGTGTTCCGTGAGCGGATGCGGGTCCAGATGCCTCAGAGCACGTTGGCGAAGCACCTGAAGAAGAACCGATCGTCTGTCGCGCAGTGGGAGCGGGGCAAGAACATCCCGGACATCCACACGATCGAGCAGATGGCGACGCTCTTACATTCGACGCCGCAGTTCCTTGCGTTCGGCCTCACGGACGCGCCGAAGACCGTGATGCCCGACCCGCGCCAGCTCGGCTACGCCCTGGTGCCGGAGATCCGTGTTGGGAACGCTCCCACAGACTTCAACAAGATCCAGGCGTGGGGGCTGCCCTATCAATACCTGACGTCGGAGCTTGCCTGTCCTGATCCCGACGCGCTCATGATCGTGTCGGTGGACAGCGCGCTCGACGACTATCAGATCGGGGATCGAGTGATTGTTGATCGCAGTTCAACCCGGCCCAGTCCTCCGGGGATCTGCCTGGTTTGGGACGGGATGGCCCCCGTGTGGTCGAAGGTGTCCCGGATCGCAGGGACCACCAGGCAGCCGCA